CTATAAGTTTGCCAGAAGATTTTGAATTTGTTACAGAAGATAAAACTAATGTTAGATTTCAATTTAAATATGAATCTAATCCCACACTATTTAATTCTCTAGCAATTTATAATAGAGCACTATTAGATCAAGAAATTAAATCTCATATTTATTGGGGATTAAATGACGGAACTCCAGTTTCATATGTAAAAGGTAAAAATGTTTCAGTTATTGATATTAATGAAAACATTAATAATTATTGGTACACAAAAAACTTTAACAATAAATCTTCTTTTTCAGAGGGTGCATCAAATAATATTGTAGTTGATAACTTAGGAATTACCTTGCCATCTGGACCATACATCAGTACTGAAAATTCTAAGACAAAAATTAATTCAATATCTAGTTTTTTAAATACAAATAATTTTTCAATTTCAGGAACATTAGATGATTGGTCAGCACTATCTTCTAATTTTGAAATACTTCGATTAGATGGATTTGATTTAAATTCTTATCTTTCTTTAATTAAAAGTTCAAATAATAAGTTAAGGTTAAACTATGTTTCAACTAGTGAAACTACAACTTTAATAGAAACTGGAGCGGTTACTTCAACTAATGGAAATTTTATTTTTTCAATTGATGGTTCTCACGCATCTATTTATATTAATGGTGCAGGTTCATTTTTTGGAAATATTATTCCTGTAAAAAACTCTAGTTCAAATTTATATTTCCCGCTAGACACAGAAGTATCAACTACATTCTCAGAATATATAGATATTTTTAATACATATGTTGATCCAAATGCATTTATTGATGATTCATCTCAATATACTGATAGTTTAATTCTATCTATTGATAGAGAAGGAAATTATGTAAAGAAAAAAGGTTATTGGGAATATGTAGTTCCAGCTTCCTTATTTTATAATATTGTTGGTAGCAGAATATCTTGGGATAGTGCAACAAATCAAATTAGTAAAGATATCACGTCAAATTATTTTAAAAGTGTTTATGTAGAAATTGACAGAGGCAACGGTTGGGAACAAATTAAAAATGGAATGGGAATCGAAAATTTTCAAACCATAAATGATGCGGGAACAGATTTTAAAATAAGAATAACCCTACTTAGCAGTTTTTATATTCCCAATGGAATGTCAGAATCTATTTATCAACCAAGATTAGAAAATTTATCTATATCACTTTATAAAGATTTATCTGTTTTGTCAGATGATTCAAAATATAAAGTTGTTCCATATTATGATTCTGATAATAATTTACAACATACATATACTTTAAAGAATAATAATTTAAATATTTTATCTCGTTCGAATAATTTTGGTATTAAATTAAATGAAGGAAGTGCAGCAGCAATAATTAACGCTACTTCAAACGAAGGTAAAAAATCATTAGAATTTTGGTTTAGACCAGATGTTATTGGATCAGAACAAGATCAATATATATTAGATATACAAGATTCTGAAAATTGTTATATTAAATTTGATAAAGATGATAAAGAAATTATTTCTAATAAATATTTCTCTGGTTTTACAAATAAACTTATGACTTATGCTGCTGATTTAACACAAAATCCAAATCCAATAACTTTAGTTCAAACAGATGATGGAATAACATGGGAAAGGTCTAATTTAAATTTTCCAATAAGTAGTTATGCAGCACCATTACTATATTCATATACAGTTCAATCAATTCCAGTATTATTTTTATTAATAAATTCAGCACCTCCAACAATTGAAACAACAGGATATATTTCAACTGATGGTGGAATAAATTGGACATTAGTTTTTACAGGAAATTCAGGATCATTATATAATGCACGTATAGTAAATCCTTCTAATGGCGGTGGAGATTTTTCAAGAATTATTTTATTCGATTCTTTAAACGGAACCTCTAGCTATTATTCAAATACATTTAATGATCAATTTTATAATATTCAAAATCAAATAAGTCCAGTTATTACATTTTCTTCAATTGGATCTTTACCATCACCAACACCCCCATACCATGTATTTTTAGGTCAAAGTTTTCCATCAAGATATTATAATTTTATTAGTCAAGTATTTTCAGGAGGACTTTATCAAGTATGGTTGGATGATTCATTTTTAGAAAATCCACAAAATGTTACATGGCAATATAATTTAATAACTTCTAATTATAATGTAATTAAATCAAACATATATTCATTAGGAAATAATTTGTGGACTATTTTAATTGAAAATAGCAATAGTTTACATAGTGCAAAAATTTGTATAATTGAAAAAGATAATAATGATTTAATGTCAATACAAAGTGAAATATCATTGCCTGTATTAACAAATTCAACAGAACAATGGTCATATTATTATTATAAAGAAAATTCTCCAAATCAAGGACATTATTTGGTAAGTAATTGGGGCTCTACTGCTTATACAAATATTTCTCCAATAAGTTGGACAGTAAATCAATTACCAAATACTCAAAATTTAGAATCAAACAATGGAGCATTAACCTTTTCATATCAAAATAATATATTTTATGTATATTTGAATGAAAACGGTGCTGGAGGTGATACATTCATAGATAAAGTTATTACCTCATCAGATTTTACAAACTGGACAACAAATTCAATCATTAAAGCTCAAGATGCACAAAATGTTGATATATATTTATCTCAACCAGAAAAAAAATATATATATGATGAAAACCTTGGATTTGATTCAGTTTATATCAACGGAATTGATATTTTTTCAAACACTAAAGAAATAATTATTGATGAACCATTACATTTTGTATGTAATTATACAGATAGTAATTTTAATAATATTTATTTAAATAAAAACACTAATTTAGATGGAGATCTGTCTGCAACATATGGATATATATCAGTTTATCCAAATAAATTATCTGCTTCTGATGCTTATGATAGATATATTTCATTTTTAACCAATAATATTGAAGTTATTAATAAGTCTAATTCTATAGGTACTTTGTCAGAATATTCTGATGGAGATGCTATAGTTGCCTATTCTGGAACATCAAAACAGTCAGAAATTTAGTATTTTTGGTATTTTGCTGTACAATTTATAGTAGTTCGAACAAGGAAATGGTATTTAATGAAAAAGATGAAAGTCACCCCTGTTGAAGAGGTTAATTATGGACTTTATCTGTGGCAAACCGCAGATGGATCTCTTGTATGCGATGAAGATGGAAACTATTTAAGTATTCCCGCAATTAGAGGGGATATTCGTCAAATTAAAAAGATTAAAGATGCTGCTAATTATTATGGAATTCCAGAAGGAAAGCCCGTGTTCTTTTCTGGACATAGGCAGGTTACTGATGATGAATATCAAAATCAAAAACAAAGATTAGAGTGGGGACTAGTACCAGATATCTGGGATACTCCAGCAATTAAAGAAGACTTACAACAAAAGAAGAAGATGGGATTAGTTTAATGGTAGATCATAGTGTATCAGTTGTAAATGATGATGATGCTGATGGAGATTTAAGAGCATTTTCTAATTTAGACTTTAACATTAACTCATCTTCAAAAACAGAGTTTGATGACCCGTTTTTACAAAGTTGGGATGAGTTACAAAAACTTGACGGGCTAAGTGCAAACTTTAGACGTAAAGTAAATAGAATGGAAAAATCATTTACAGGTGTAGATGGTGCTAAATCTAAAAAATTAGATCCACTTGATCTTACAGGATATTCATTATTTCAAATTGTTCAGCCACCATATAACGTACTTTATTTATCTCAACTTTTTGAGGTTTCTCCATATCACCATGCTGCGGTAAATGCAAAGGTTGCTAACGTAGTTGGCTTGGGTTATCGTTTTGAAGAAACTTATAGAACAACCCAAAAGGTTCAAGCAGCAATGGACAATCCTAAAAATCTTGATAATCTAAGAAGCAGAATTGAAAAGGCTAAAATAGATCTTCGTGAATATCTAGAATCAATGAATTCAGATGATTCATTTATTGATACTATGAAAAAGATTCAAACAGACCTAGAGTGTACTGGAAATGCGTATCTTGAAGTAGGACGTACCAGCAATGGAACTATTGGATATATTGGACATATCCCAACCACTACAATGCGTATTAGAAGGCATAGAGACGGGTTTGTGCAGGTTGTTTACAATCGCTATACATTCTTTAGGAACTTTGGTGATACAACTACTCCAGATCAAATTGGAACAGATCCACAGCCAAACGAAGTTATTCATTTTAAATTATATACACCAACTAATACATATTATGGTGTGCCAAACATTCTTTCTGCAAAGAACGCTGTTGCAGGTGATGAATTTGCACAAAGATTTAATCTTGATTACTTTGAAAACAAAGCAGTCCCTCGTTACATTATTACTGTAAAGGGTGCTAAGTTAACAAACGATTCTGAGCGTAAGTTGCTTGAATTCTTTCAAACTGGATTAAGAGGAAGAAACCATAGAACTCTTTACATTCCACTTCCTTCAGATGGAGAACAGTCAAGAGTTGAATTTAATATGGAGCCAATTGAAGCGGGTGTGCAAGATTCTTCATTCCGTAATTATGCTACAGAAAACAGAGATCGTATTCTTTTAGCTCATCGTGTTCCTATTTCTAAACTTGGTATGCCAGCAGATGTGTCACTTGCAAATGCCAAAGATGCAGATAAAACTTTTAAAGAGCAAGTATGTCGTCCAATGCAAGAAATTCTTGAACATAAAGTTAATAAACTTGTTAAAGAAATTACAGATGCATTTGAATTAAGATTTGAAGAACTCTCACTTGTTGATGAAGAAACACAAAGTCGTATTGATGATGTTTATCTTAAAGACAAGGTTATTCTTCCAAATGAAGTTCGCAACCGTAAAGGACTTGCTCCAATTGAAGGTGGAGACGAGCCTCTTGAATTAAAACCACAACAACAGGCAGAAGTTAGAATGCAAGGTAACAGAACTAGAGATCAAAGGCGACAAGTTAATGCCCCAGATAAAATGGGAACAGCAAGAAATGCACAAGGAGAAGGAAGAAAACAAGCATAATATCACACTTTTATTTTGATTTATCGTTAAGTGTTGATAT